TGAAGTATGGGTAAGAAAAGAATATCTTACTGATCATCAATCTGGTCATGGTGAATTCGTTAAAGGCGTCTGGGTATCGTGTAAATCGATACCTGGGCGCACTTTTTATTTTGAGACGTATTTACCTGAATACGCAGCAATGTATGATAAACTACCTATCAGTGCGTTTGTGTCTGCTCCAGAGGCACCTAGCCCCGATATGGACCTTCCTAACCTACAGTTCTGGAACTGTATGGATTACGGTGTTGTAGCAATTACAAAGCAATTTATTGGTTCTATGGACTATGAATTGTATACAAGAGACTTCGGCATTCAGAAAGGTACATACATCTGTACAATAGACAATTATCATCAAGATCCTGAGGTAGTTGATTATGCAACAAGTGAGAATCCTGCAGAACATAAGTCACATAATCTAATTGAATTAGAGAATGGGCAGTATGCACTGTATCCAAACAATAGAATGCGTATCTTTGATAATAGTTTAACACCTGTTGAACCAAAAATGCCTGATTTTAAAGTGTCAACTCAATATTACCAAGTTGAAAATGGTTTTGAACGACTTGGTATGGGTCGTGAGGATGAATATTTTTGGAAAACCGCAAAAGAAAGAGACGAACAATCAGAAAAAGAGGAAAAATGACTACAGAACACGATTTTTTAGACAACTTAGCAAATCACCAGCATCAAAAGATGCTTCGTGAGATTTCAAATGATGATTTAACACCTAAAAAGAAAGATTCTATTGAAGAAAATGAATTTTTTGAAAGTGAAACTAGTCCAGAACCACTTTACGAGTAAATAATCCCAAAATACCTTGATAAATAAGTTATAATTGCCGTAATTTTGTGCCATTAGAGCGAGTTAGTCAAGGTTTCAAAGATGTGAGTATGACTTTTCAGAAACATCCTCTGACAAGTGATATAATTGCGTTAAAAAATGAATCTGCGATTGCTCGTTCGGTAAGGAATATTGTTTTTACTTCACCTGGAGAGAAATTTTTTAACGAAGATTTTGGATCTAATATTAATAGAGCACTTTTTGATAATATTAATGATATTTCTGCTAACATTATAAAAAATGAGATCAGAAATTCAATAAGAAATTATGAACCAAGGGTAAAACTAAGAAATGTTGAGGTGGAACCCAATTTTGATCAGAATGAATTTAATGCAACTATACTTTATGAAATTATTGGAGCAGATGTTCCAGCACAAGAATTACAATTCGTTTTGCAACCAACAAGGTAAGAAATGCCATTAGCTAATTTTACTAATCTGGACTTTAACCAGGTTAAAACAACACTTAGAGAATATCTAAAAGAAAACTCTAATTTTACAGACTATGATTTTGAGGGTTCTAACCTTTCCTCAATACTTGATGTCCTGGCATATAATACTTACATCACTTCATACAATGCCAATATGGTTGCGAGTGAAGTTTTTATTGATAGTGCGACATTAAGAGAAAATGTCGTATCTTTAGCAAGAAATATTGGATATTTACCAAAATCTAGAAAAGCAGCAACTGGAGTAATTACTTTCTTTATTGATACCTCCAATATCACACCAACTCCATCAACTCTTACTGTTAAGAAGGGTCCTATAGCAACTTCTGCAGGTGGATTTGGTAATTCGTCTTTTGTATTTTCAATTTTAGAAGATATAACAGTTCCTGTAAATGATGGAATAGCAGAATTTAATAATATTTCAATTTATGAGGGAAGCTTACTAACTTCTAATTTTACATATAGTTCAAGAAATCCAAATACAAAGTTTATATTAGATAATATTGGAATAGATACTGAATTATTGACTGTAACAGTCAGGCCAAATCAATCTTCTTCAAGAAGTGTAAAATATAGTCGTCAAGATAGTCTATTTGAAGTAAATCCAAATTCAACTGTTTATTATCTGCAAGAATCAGATGATGAAAGATATGAAGTATTATTTGGAGATGGTCTATTTGGTAAAAAACTTGAAGACAATAATTACATTACTGTAGACTATATTGCATCTAATGGTGATTCTGCAAATGGTGTCGGACAATTTACATTTGCAGGAAGATTAGTCTATTCAAGAAATGCTCAGGAATATATTGTTTCATCTGGAATTTCTCTAGTAACAACTGGATTAAGTGCTAGAGGTGGAGAGGAAATTGAAGGTGTAGAATCAATTAAGAAATTTGCACCAAGAATTTATGCATCTCAATATAGAGCATTGACTGCAAATGATTATGAATCATTAATTCCAACACAAATTTATCCTGAAACTGAGTCTATCTCAGTTTTTGGTGGTGAAGAACTTGTTCCACCACAATATGGAAAAGTTTTTATTAGTATTAAACCTAGATTTGGAGATTTTATCCCTAATCTAATTAAAGAAAATATCAAGAAAAAATTAAAAAAATATTCAGTTGCTGGAATTGTACCAGAATTGCTTGATCTGAAGTATTTGTATGTTGAGATCAATAGCAAAATTTATTACAATACTAATTTAGCACCTTCAGCAACTTTTGTATCAAGTACTGTTCAAAATAATGTTAATAAGTATGCCGAATCAAGTGAAGTGAATAAGTATGGGGCAAGATTAAAATATAGTAAATTACTCAAGTTAATTGATGATTCTCATGATTCAATAACTTCGAACATCACCACGATTTCAATTAGAAGAGATTTGAGAGTTACCTTAAATACCTTTGTAGAATATCAAATTGGATTTGGAAACAAATTCTATATTAAATCTATGAGTGGTTACAATATAAAGTCAAGTGGAATTACTGTTGCTGGCATACAAGAAACGGTTTATGTGTCAGATATTCCAGATACTAATAGAAGAACTGGAACTTTATTCTTTTTTACATTACCTAATCAAGGATCTCAATCACCCGTTATAGTTAGAAGAGATGCTGGATTTATTAACTACGAAAATGGTGTCATTACAATAAATCCCATTAATATAACAGGAGCAAAAAGAAAAGATGGGCAACCAATACTAGAATTTTCTGCAACACCACAGTCAAATGATGTTATTGGATTACAGGACCTTTATTTGCAACTAGATACTAGTAGCAGTTTATTTGAACCTGTTGTTGATGATGTTACATCTGGATTAGATCCATCTGCTTCTACTTACATCGTTTCTTCTAGTTATGCAAATGGCAATTTAGTTCGTTCGGGTGGACCAGCTACTCAAATAGTAACAGTTGCTGGTGGATCTAGAGTTACTACACAGACATCAGGAACAACAGGTGGAACAAATGCCACATCTGTTACCACATCGGTTTCCACTGGTGGAGCATCATCATCATCAGGTTCATCTTCATACTAATACAAAGACGATAAATTCATAAAATGTCAGAAACAAGAGTTCAGTTTAATACTATCGTATCCAATCAACTTCCCTCATATGTTAGGGAGGATTACCCGTTAATTTCTGAACTTTTAAAACAGTATTATCTTGGTCAGGAATATCAAGGTGGTCCAATTGATTTAATTCAAAATATTGATAGGTACATTAAGTTAGATAATACTACAAATTTATCAGAAGTTGCTATTCTTTCTGGTGATTTAGATTTTGATGCAACAACAATTAACGTAGATCCTGCAGGGTCTCCAACAGGAACTAATGGTTTTCCAGAATCATATGGTCTTCTGAAGATTGATGATGAGGTAATAACTTATACAGGAAAAACTAATTTTTCTTTTACTGGATGTATTAGAGGTTTTGTTGGCATAACTTCATACAGAAGTGAATTGAATAAAGAGGAGGTTCTTTTCAGTGAAACGGATTCTGACGATCACCTTGATCAGTCGACAATAACAAATTTAAGTTGTTTATTTTTAAAGGAATTCTTAGTAAAAGCAAAGCATCAATTTTTGCCCGGATTAGAAGAGAGGAATTTAAACACTAATCTAAATCAAAATATTTTTGTAAAACAAGCAAAAGATTTTTATAGAAGCAAAGGAACTGATTATTCCTTTGAAATTTTGTTTAGAGCAATTTATAATGAAGATGTAAAAATAATTAAACCAAGAGATTTCTTAATTTCTCCATCAAATGCTCAATATAGGATTGTCAATAATTTAATTGTTGAACCTATTGAAGGTAATCCTGAAAACTTAGACAATGCCACATTATATCAAGACGAATATAAGTTTGATAGTAACATAAAAAAAGCATATGCACCTATCACTAGTGTTGAAAAAATAGAAGTTGGTTATGGAAGAACTTTCTATAAACTTAGTATTGATGCGGGATACAATAAAAATTCTGGCGTAGATGGTGCAACATATGGAGAATTTACTGTAGAACCGTCCACAAGAGTAATAGGAAAAGTATCCGCAGGATC